CAGTCTCGCAAACTGTAAAAGGCGGAACGTTTACTTTTAAAGATGAAAACAATGCACTGATTGGTATTAGAACTAATAGTATTTCAACCGGTGGCGGCGATNTNTATTTAATTAACTCNGGTACAGGAGTTCTTAGTGTTAGTGGAACAAATAATTACGAAGCACAAGTTACTGATGACGATGATGTACCTAACAAAAAATATGTAGATGATGCTATTACAACAGGTATTCAAACAATTACAATTCAAAGTATTCAAAGAGGAGACTCTGCACTTAATCTTGTTGATCAAAGTTTAGATCCGGGCATTAGTGCATTTAAAGTTACAATTGACGGATACGAAGTGGCATTGTTTAGACAAGACAGTACAGAAATTGAACAACTTATTTTTAACGATGCAACAATTTCTACTACAGCAAGTGGTGATGATTTAACACTTAGCAGTAATGGATCACCCTTTGTAAAAATTGACAGCGTTTTAAGAATGCCTATACAAAGTGATGCAACTGTAGTTGCTAGTAGTGCCAACGACATTGGGATTTATGCAAAGAATCCGGGATTCGGCAATTCAGGAGTATGGTATAAAAACAAAAACAACTATGAAGATGAATTGATAAGTACTAATAAATCATTGTTATATAGTATGTTATTTTAAAGGAAACACAAATGGCGATTACAAATAAAAAAATTACTTCTTCAGATACAACGTTGTTAACAGTTCCAGCAGGTAAAAGATATGCTATCACTACTATCATGGTATGTAATTCACAACCTGCAGACACAGGTGGCGGTAATGATGCAACTTTTGATTTACACTTTATTCCAAGTGGGCAAACAAAAGGCTATGCAGATCCAAACGCTAACCAAATATTAAATGATTTAAAAATAGCAGGTGCTGATACATTTTCTTTTGATACAGAAAAAATTGTATTAGAAGAAGGAGACAGTATTGTAGCTATGGGACAAGCAGGTAAAGAGTATTTACTTGCTACAATTAGTTATTTGGAAGTATAATGCGATTTATTAAAGCACAAACAACATCAAGAGGAGTTAATGCAGATACTGCTGGTATTAATGTTGATTCTCTTGGTTTGATCACTATGAATACAAATTCAGCAGTGATTGTTCCTAAAGGAACACAAAATGATAGACCTTTTATTCCAGCAGAAGGTATGGTTAGATATAATACCGATACTGGAGACTTTGAAGTAAGACAGAATGCAGCCTGGAAACCTATTAGATTTAGAGAACCAACGGTTATTCATCAGCAAAACTTAGGTAACGGCGACGGTGTTGAAACATTGTTTGGACCACTTGATTCAAATGATAGTTATTATCCTATACCTGTATCTGAAAATAATATATTAGTAACTATCGAAAACGTTTTTCAGTTAGCAAACACTAACTATTCTCTTGTGCAAAACCCAGCCGGAAAGGCAGCAGGAACATATCTATCTTTTGGATCAGCTGTTCCTACTGGTAAGGTTGTTCAAGTACTGCATAACTTCGACAAGTAAAATAAATACAAGTAAGAAGTTAGAGAGGGAACCTAATGGCACAAGTCGCTCGCATTGGCGGTCAATTATTACAAGATAACTTATTACGAGAACTATCGGATCTTAAGTTTGACAATGACCTATTAGTTGTAAAAAGAGATAATACTCTTGGTATTAATACAACTACAACTCCTCGAAACTTAACTATTAATGGTACATTGCGTACAGCATCAGGTACTAGCGATCCTGATATTATATTTGACAATAGTTTAAAAATTGGCGATCTTACACTTGCTACTACTGGAATTAGTACAGCAAGTGGTAACATTAATATTAATTCAACACACCCTGAAGGTTACATTACTACTAACGGTATTGGTAGTTATAAATTTGCAGTTAAAGGTGATGGCCTTATAGCGTTAGGTACAAATGACAGTGTTGGTTTAAGATCGGAAGTATACGACGGACAAACACTAGCATGGAATACAAATGGTAACTATGGTAACTATTGGTATCCAGGACCAAAGATTAGTGCAGATTCTCCTCCTAATGACGGAGATAGATTGTACGACGATGCAATAGCAAGGGCGCAAGCAGGAACATGGACCGATGAAGAATTAGTTGCATTTGATTTTGACGGTGACGGTGACATCCAAGTTGACGATGCTCTAAAAATTCTTACAATGAACACGCAGTTTATTAATGGAACTGCATTTCCTGCATCAAGAACACTAGCTGATCACCCAAATCCGGAAGCATTTAAAGCATATGTAAAAAAATATTATCCTCGAAGTGCTCCGAGAGAATTGCAAATTCAATCCGGGGGAACCGTTACTGTAACTGGTAATATACATGCTACCGGAAATATTACTTATGGTGCAGAACAAGTATTTGAAGGTTACTCATTATGGTATACTGTAAATAATCCAAATGCTTACGGAACTGATGCTAACGATCATTTTGGACAAACTGTAGCAGTTGACGGTAACTTTGGTATTATTGGCGCACCGGACGAAGATTCGGCATCATTTAGTAGTGAAGGTAAAGCATATATCTATAACATTACTACTGGGCAATTGTTACATACACTAGCAAATCCTGATGCAGGAGCATCAAATACACAATTTGGCGATTCTGTTCATATTAGTGGCAACTATGCAATTGTTGGCGCAAGTACATACGGAAATAATGAAGGTAAAGCATACATATTTGATGTAACTACTGGATCACTGTTACATACTTTAACAAATCCTAATACTTATGGAACATCTCAAGATGATAATTTTGGACAATCGGTATCTATTAGTGGAACTTTTTGTGCTGTAGGTGCAAGACTTGAGGATGAAGTAACAGGTAACAATTCAGGTGTAATTTATGTATTTAATAATAGTACTGGCGCACTAGAAGAAACAATTAAAAATCCTAACGTATACGGAACAGTAGCAAACGATTACTTCGGTACTGTTGTATCTATTGACGGTAATAATGTTGCGGCGAGCGCATTAGGAGAAGATACTGCTACTGATACAGAAGTTGGTGTTGTTTACATTTTTAATGCATCTACAGGAGCGTTATCTAGAACTTTACAAAATCCAAATACATTTAGCACAAGTACTGATGATAGATTCGGTGAAGCAATATCATTAAGCGGAAACAAAATTATTGTTGGCGCTCCAGGCGAAGATGAGCCTAGTAATAGCAATGCAGGTAAAGCATATATCTTTAATGTAACTACAGGAACACTACTGTTAACATTATCAAACCCTAATGATTTTGGAACCAGTCAAGATGATCAGTTTGGATCAAGTGTAGATATTTCAGGAACATGGGCAATTGTTGGAACTCCTGGAGAAGATACTGCTAGTTTTAATAGTAGCGGTATTGCATATGTGTTTAATACAAATACCGGTTTAATGGTTTCAAAAGTCACTAATCCTAATCCTGGAACAGATCACAAGTTTGCATTTAATGTAGGAATTAACAACGATGCTCATACAATTATCGGAGCACCTCTTGAAACAGTTGACGGATCAACTGAAGCTGGTAGAGTATATATACATCAAGCAACAATTAGTGGCAGCGAAAGTTCGTTAATTATCGGCGACGATAGTACTGACACTGCATCATTCTTTGCAGACTTTAAATCGGATATTATCCCAGATCAAACAGATACATTTACTGTAGGTCTTGTAGATAAAAGATTTAGACTTGCTGTCGAAGAACTAACTGCTGACAGAGTTGAAGCTAATGGAATTGTTTATCAAGGAATTGAGCTTACAAAAAATGTAGGAGTTATTTTTGTTTCAACAAATAACGGTAACGATGCTAACGAAGGTACAAATCCGGCGGTCCTTTTGCAACAATTACTAAAGCTCTAAGTACTGCAACAAGAGGCGATTTAATTTACATATATCCTGGACAATACCAAGAAGCATTTCCGATGACTGTTCCAGAAGGTGTTACGATTCAAGGCTCGTCTTTAAGAGACGTAGAAATAACACCAACATCTGCCACACAAAGTAATGATGCATTTTTACTTAATAGTGGTGCTACAATTGAAAATATTACTGTTAAAGATTTTTATTTTAACAGTGGTGCAAATACAGGTTACGCATTCCGTTTTGCTAATAATTTTTCAACAAATATATTTGAACAAACACCTGGAAGAAGTCCATATATTAGAAATGTTTCTGTAATTACAAAGGGAACAACTACAAGCCCAAGCGACCCGAGAGGATTTGCAAGCGGCGATGCTGGCAAAGGAGCACTAGTTGACGGAAGTGTTGTTGCACAGAACAGTAGAAGTGCAAGTATGCTATTTCATAGTGTTACATTCATTACACCCGGTGTTGATGCAATTACTTGTACAAATGGTGTTAGAGTTGAATGGCTAAACAGTTTTACCTATTTTGCTAACAGAGGACTTTACTTAACTCAAGGAACTGGCAGGTTACTTCCAGACAGTACTATTGAATATGGTGCAGAAATTAGAAGTATTGCAAGTGCAAGCATATACGGAAATAAAGGAATCGAAGCTGATGGTGAAAATTGTTTAGCGTATTTGATTAACTACAATTTTGCATATATTGGTACCGGAAAAGATGTTACTAACGATAACACATTGGCTATACAGGCTAATGAAGTTATCGAGTTGAATAATGCAAAAGTGTATTACACTGGACAAGACCAAAAAGGCAATTTTAGAGTTGGAGATAATTTTCTTGTTGATTTAGAAAATGAAAGAACTAGTTTTGATATTGAAAGTATTTTTGCTACAAACGTAACAGCATTAATAAGAAACGGTAACGATGTAATTACAATTCAACCTAGTCAGATTAATTTAGATAACATTGTTATTGCAGGAAATACTATAGAAGCTACTCGATCAAATTTAAATATTGATAGTGTTGGAGTAATAAACTTACAAGGCAATGTTGTAACACCTTCTATGAACGTTTCTGGTAACTTAACAGTTGGCGGATCGATTAATAATATTGGTGATAGTCCTACTGACACTGTTGACTTTAATATGGCAATCAGCCAAGACTTTTTACCTGGTAATTCAGATGGATTAACATTAGGTAACGGAAATAAACGTTGGAAGGAATTATATACTGATGCTATAACAACTGACAGCATGCATATTACAACTTCTGCAATTAGTACTAACGAATCCAATGCTGATTTAAATATATTAGCATCGGGCACTGGTGCAGTTTTCATTGACAATTTACAATTTGAAGATAATAAAATTATAGGTAAATTTGATCCAGAAGGATTATTTGTAGTAAACGCATCAACTGATCCGGGATTTCCTAGTATTTTTAATGGCTACGATTCTTTAAGATCTTTACTACCAAAATGGACAACTATATTTGGAATACCAGTTCTTGGTACAGCAACAGCATCTGTTGATGCAGTAAAACATGCGGCTAATATGTTAGCAAGTTATCTTGATAATAATTTTGACGGAGTTGTAGACAATAACGCACTTTATGCAGAATTTTCAGATGGACTTTTTGCAATAGTTGTTTATGCTAATGCCGCTGAAGAAACAAGTTTAACAGCACAATTAGGAGCATTTAAAGTTAACAGAACGTTTAGTGTTTTTGAAGACGAAATGAATAATTTCTTAGGAGATGGTGTTGGAAATCAACGAGATCTTGCATCAGAAAAAATTCTAAAAGATTTATTAATTCCGAGAATATCTAACTTGCATATTCCGTTAAGCACTACACGACCATCTACAGTCACTAATGCAATGGATGCGGCACGTGGCGGATATCAAGCTGGCGGCACACCTGGATACAATTATCCACCATTTGCATGGTATACTGATCCTACAGGATTAACTTACACTAACTTAGTATATGAATATTTGTATTTGTTAACAGCATCGGTAGCAGGTAGTTTAGAATGGCGTTCAGGAACAATTACTAGTCTATGGGATCCATATAATGATGTATTACTACAAATACAGGATGTTGCTGGTAGAAATATTATTATTGATAACACTTACGGATTTCCTATAACTAACAGTCCGTCGATTGATTACTGGACTGAAGTTACTAATGTGTTAGGCGGAACAAAACGTGATGTTACATTTGCGCCAAACGATACTTTAAAAATTGATGCTATTAGTGATTTATCTCTACCCAAAGGAACCTCAGCTGAAAGACCAGCAGTACAAGGTGGAATTAGATTTAATAATATCTATAATACTTTTGAAGGTACTGAGGTTACAGGTGCAGTTTCGTTAGATGGCATATACGATACTGATAGAAACACATATTTAGATTTAAGTAACAATCAATTTAATTTTGTTACTAACGGGCAAACTAATCATACATTAAATGGGATATTACTCGAATCAGGTGGTTTTAGTAGTGACCATAAATTTAGTATTGACGGAAATGTTGTTAGNAATGATGTCGAAAGTGGCAACAGTATATTAAGATCAAACGGTACTGGATTTACTAAAATACAAGAAGTNCATTTCCAAGACAGTAATCTTCATAATGCTAGTGCTGCCAATTTTATCTTTAATTTAACAAATAGTAATGGCAGGGCTTTCCTAAAAATTGATAACGTAAGTGGCATGGTTATCCCCCAAGGTACGACACTAGAACGTCCTAGTTCACCTGAAATAGGACATACTAGATATAATTTAACATTAGAATATGTTGAAACTTGGAACGGCACAANCTGGATTAATGCCGCAGGTGAAGTTGAAAGTATTGAAGCTAATGACGTTGAAGAATTAGCTTACATATACAACCTTATCTTAGACTAATTCCCCAATACGGATAAATAATATTAATGCAACGAAGGGCAGACCAGGCCGTTGCTGACAAACTGTGGTTAACCAGCAAAGAGCCGAAAGGCTGAGAATTTGGCTAGAGGGACAGGATCCCCGTATTAAGGAGAGAAGATGGCAATTGGTCGCATATCGGGTCCTCTCTTAAAGGATAATTTACTCCGTAATGGAGCGAATTTAGCCTTCGAGACAGACCTTTTATATTTAGATGTAGTGAACCGTCGGATCGGTGTAAAAACCACAACTCCTCAATACGCACTAGACATTGCAGGCGTAGCTCGTGTAACAGATCTAGAAATTACAAATAACATATTTAATATTGGTAATGTTACTATTAACGGTGACACTGCTACTATTTCAACATCTGCTCAAGAATTTGCAATCGCAACTGCTGATAATACTATTGTTGGTAATAGAGTATTAGTTGGCGATTTAGAAATAAACAATAACTTTTTAGAGAATACAAACACTAANAGTGATTTGTATATTCGCGCAAACGGTACCGGTACAGTAAACATTGTAGGTAACACAGTAGTTAATGGTAACTTACATGCTACCGGAAATATTAGTGCAGACGGCGATATCGTTATTGGCGACGATGATACTGATAACATCTATATTAATGCAGATATTGCAAGTAACATTTTACCAGATGTCGACGATACATACAACATTGGTTCAGCATCAAAGCGTTGGGCAACTGGATTTTTTGGTAACGTTACAACAAATACACTAACAACAAACGACTTGGATTTTGGTAACATTGATCTAATTAGTATTCCAGGTAATATCATTTATGTTGCTACTAATGGTGGCGATAATAAAACAGGAACGCACCCACAAGATCCTGTACTAACTATTGCAAAAGCATTAGAACTTGCTAGTTTAGGTGATACTGTTTACATTTATCCAGGACAATATCAAGAAGCATTTCCGTTAACAGTACCTCTAGGAGTTACAGTAAAAGGCCACAGCATACGTTCAGTAGAAATTAGTCCAACAAGCGGCACACAAAGTAATGATGCTTTTTTGTTAAGCGGCGACTCAGCAGTTGAAAATGTAACTATTAAAGATTTTTATTTTAACAGTGGTGCAAATACAGGATATGCGTTCCGTTTTGCAAATAACTTTAGAACATATGAGAGATCACCTTACATTAGAGATGTTTCTGTAATTACAAAAGGAACTACAACATCTAATGATGATCCAAGAGGATTTGCAAGTGGTGATGCAGGAAGAGGCGCACTAGTTGACGGTAGCATTGCTAATGCAGATTCTAAAGAAGCGGCAATGCTATTCCATAGTGTTACATTTATTACTCCTGGTGTTAGTGGGTTAAAAATTACTAACGGTGGCAGAGTTGAATGGTTAAGTTCATTTACATATTTTGCAGACAAGGGAATTGAAATTGTTGACGGCGTTGCTGGACTAAAAGGCGACGGAAAAACAAAAATTAAATATTCTGGATTTAGTGGCTCAGCAGTTACTCCAGGACAAACTATTACACTTAAAGATGCTAATGGCTCAACACTAGCAACATCTACTATTGAAAGTGTAGATACTAACACTGTAATAATCGACGGCAAACCAAGTGGCTATATTTTACCATTGAGTAGAGCTAAGAAAACAGTTACAGCAGTCGGTAATGCACAAGCTGTAACATCAGCTCCTGTAAAATTTGGAACAGGCATTGGTTTATTTGACGGTACTGGAGATAGATTTATAATTACTACACAATCAGACTTTGGTTTTGGAACCGGAGACTTTAGCGTAGAAGGTTGGATTTATATCAGCGATGATCTTGGTACTGAAACAATGTTTGATTTTAGAGCAGGATCAACTACCGACGATGCTTTACATTTTTACACTGTTGATAGACAGCCAAAGGTTGCAGTTGGCGAAACAGTTTTAATTGCGCCGGCTATTACTTTAATTAATACTACATTTTATCATATTACAGTTACCCGAGTTGGTACAACTTTAAGATTATTTGTTGATGGATCTTTGCAAGGTTCTGCAACTGTTAGTACAAATTTAGGAACAACTAAACCTTTAGTAATTGGTAGTGCATTTGACGGATCGACTGGACATGACGGACGTATTGACGACTTCCGTGTAAGAAAAGGTGTAGGTGAAAATGCAAACTTTACAGCACCAACGGCAGCAACCGTAGTTGATCAATATACTGTATTAAAGCTAAACTTTGACAGCAATAACGGATCACAAATTATTATAGACGATGATACCTTTATTCAAACTATTGAGTTCAGTGGCGGCGGCACTGCTACTGCACTTACATTGATTGATCAAAGCGATTTTGGCGGAGAACTAAGATCTATTTCAAGTGCATGCATTTATGGTAACTACGGAATATACGGCGACGGCCCTGGTAGTATAGTATATGCTATTGGACAAAATTTAGCATACATTGGAACAGGTAAAGATGTTAGTAACGATCCAACAGAAGTTATACAAGATAACGAAGTAGTTGCACTTAATGATGCAAAAATTTATTTTAGTACAGTTGATCATAAAGGCGACTTTAGAGTTGGTGACTTATTTAGAATTAATCAACAAACTGGCGAAGTAACATTTACTAATGCTGAATTCCTATTCAATAACAACCAAGGTATTACATTTACTGATGGTGTTAATACAACTATTATTGATGGTACAAAAGTTGAAACNGGTAATATAAGAATTACAGGAAATACAATTTANAGTACTAATGGTGATGTTAACATTAATACTACAACTGGCGAAATTAATTTACTTGATAATGTTAATATTACTGGTAACTTAGATGTAACAGGCAATGTTACAATCGGTGGAAACATTACACTTGGTGATGAAAATACTGATGTAATTAATATTAATGCACAAATTGACAGTGACATTATTCCGGCAGCAGATGTTACTTATAAATTAGGTAACANCGGTCTTGCATGGGCAGAAACACACGTTGGTAAAGCAATTATCGATGATATTACAATTGATAATGATACAATTAGTTCTACAGGAAGTAATGGAAATATTAACATTATTCCTAATGGAGCAGGTAGCGTTATAATTGATCAACTTCAATTAAACGGTAACACTATAACAAATTTAAGTGGCGATATTATTCTTGATCCAAGTAGCGAATCAGTAAAAATTACTAGCACTGGAGCATTGATACTACCAAAAGGTACAACAGCAGAACGTCCTGTATCACCTGTAACAGGTATGATTCGATATAATACAGACGCAAATGTGTTTGAAGCATACGACGGCGGCTGGATTAACTTAGGCGGCGTCTACTCAGATGATAGACAGACATATATTACTGCTGAATTAACACCNGGTGCAAATGATGACACTATACGCTTCTATGCTAACGGAAGTATAGTAGCAGATGTAACTCCTGAACGTTTTGATGCACAACGATTAGAAGTAGATGACATTGCAATTCATGGCAACATTTTAGAAACAATTACTACAAATGCTGACTTAAACCTAAGAGCAAATGGTACTGGGCTTGTAACCATAGAGAACTTCAGTTTCAACGGAAATCAGATAACTAATACTATAGACGGTGCTGTTACTACACTTAAACAAAATGGCTCAGGATACTTTAAAGTTGAAGGTACAGGCGGATTTGTTATCCCAGTTGGTAATAACGCTAATAGACACCCAACACCAGAAACAGGTATGATGAGGTATAATAGTGTTGAAGATAGAGTTGAAATTTATGATATTTCAAATAACTGGGTGTCAGTAGCAGGTGCAACAGGTGCTGTTACATTTAATGATGCAGAGGAGATTGCAATTAAACTTGCATTGACAATATAGGAAAAGAATAATGGCAACTAATTTTAAAAACGTAATTGGAAAAGATATAGGTACACAGCGAGTAGCAGTTTATACAACACCTGCCGCTACAAGTACAACAGTAATTGGTATGAACTTAGCTAACCTTACAGAAGGTATGGTAAACTGTACAATTGAAATTGGAGACGAAGCAAGTTCAATTGGAGTAATGGTTAAGAATATGCCCATTCCTCCAGGGTCATCTTTAAAACCAATTGGCAAAGGTGAAAAAATTATTCTTGACGCTAACAACGTCCTATATGTAACATCAGACACATCAGAATCAATTGATGTAATATTAAGTATTGTGGAGATAGTATAATGAGTGACGGTAACTTTATGGGCCAAAGCATTGGCGAAATGGTTAATCAAACTGATGCAAGATATTTTTACGGTCTTCGCAGAACAGAAGACGGTGAGTTATATGTTGCAAAAGTTGATCAACTTAAAAGTCATGACAGTGTTCAAATAAACGCAGAAGGTGATCCAACTGATAATTATGAAGACTTTACACAGGGTGAAGATTTTTTCGAAGGAAGAAATGTTAACCACGAAAGGCTTTATGCTAATCTAAATTATGAACAATTTAGATGGGATAATAGAAACATTAATTACTACATTGACGAAAGTGGTAATCTTGTAGCTAGAATTAACGAAGGTTATGAATACCCAACTGGAGTATAATAAATACGTAAAAGGTAGAGAAAATGGCAGAATTTAAACTTAGTAGAATTAGATTTAACTGGAAGGGTGAATGGACCGGCGGCGTTGATTATATCGTTGACGATATGATTTCATACAAAGGCGCAACATATGTTGCTCTTAGAACGCACACAGCGGCAACGTTTTATAACGACTTAGCAGGTACCGATCTTACACCGGCAAAACCAAAATGGAAAAAACAGTCCGAAGGTAAAGTCTGGACTGGAGATTGGACAACCAGCACAATCTATGCAATTGGTAATATTGTAAAATACGGTGCTAGTATTTACGAATGTACAGAGGAACACACATCTGCCGCTACTTTTGTTTCAGGTACAGACGGTCTAGTTGCTGACATTGGGAAATGGAAATTAGTTGCTGTTTCATCAGCTGATTGGAAATACAACTGGACACCAAATACACTTTATAGAACAAACGATCTTGTACGTTATAACGGTAAAGTTTATAAAGCAGTTAACCAGCACGTTTCTGCGGCAACATCAACATTAGGACTAGAAGCAAATCAATTAGATTGGGCAATTCTAGCTGATAGCGACACATGGAAAGCAAATTGGTCAATTGGTACACGTTATCGTGTAAATGACATTGTTAAATATGGCGGTATTGTTTACAAATGTATTGTAGGACACACGTCTGCAGATAACGCTACACTGGGTCTTGAAGAAGATCAGTCAAAGTGGGAAATTACAATTGACGGTATTGAATACGTTACGGCAGTGATTGAAGATGATGACTTAGGTGAAATAACTACAGGAAAGTGGCAAGAAGCATATAGATATAAAAAGAATGATGTTGTAAGACGTGGCGGAAACCTGATGAAATGTCTAGTTGGACATACTTCAGGTGAAGGTTCAAATGCATTTTATCTAGATTATAATTCGTCATATTGGTCAATATTTTTACCAGGCACAGAATACGAACGTGTATGGGCAGAAAATGTTTATTATCAACCCGGTGATACAGTATTATACGGTGGATACATTTATAAAGCAGTGTCATTTAACACAGCATCAGTTCCAAGCATTAGTCCTTTAGATTGGAACTTGACATTTGAAGGTTATAAGTTTAGATACGATTGGAATAATCCAGGTTCTCTTGATAATAGTTCTTTGGTCGATTATAAGACAGGTGATGTTGTAAGACTATCAGGAAGTCTTTATATTGCTATCCAAGATAACACAAATTTACAACCTGACTTATATCCAACACATTGGGAAAAGATTTACGAAGGTAGACAGTTTAGAGATACATGGGAAGATAATACAGAATACTTCCAAGGTGATATTGTTACATGGCAAGGAACATCTTATGTTGCATTAGGATATCATCGATCAACAGAATCAGCTTCTAGACCTGACATGGATATTAACCAACCAGATCAAAATTACTGGAAGGTTATGATTCTCGGAACACAAACTAACAAGTTAGCCAGAAGAGGTGACTTAAAAACATTTGAAAATCAAGATTCAACTGCTGTTGATACACAACGTTTAGCAATTGGAACAACTGGTCAAGCATTAAGAGCTACAAACGGATTACCTACTTGGGATACTTTAGATTTACAACAAAATGTTTATTATGTTTCTCGCAATGGTGTTGACGAACGTTCATCGGGTGGAACACTTAATGCTCCGTTTAGAACTGTTAGATTTGCAATGAAATACTTACTTGAAGACGAAGCAACTAGAGTAGGCGATGGTGCAACAGTAAAAGTAATGGCTGGCGAATTTGCAGAAATTTTACCAATTAGCATTCCTAGTAAAGTTGCACTTGTAGGTAGCGAATTACGAACTACAACAATTAGAGCGGCTGAGCCAGGCGAAATTGTATTAGATGAAAAATTAGCAGACGGAACACAAGAGGTATTATCANTTCCAGATAGTAATGTAAGAAGTAATATGTTTTACGTTAGAAATGGTTGCGGTATTAGAAACTTAACTCTAAAAGGATTAGAAGGAACTATTATTGGACCAAATGATTTTGGAACAAGTAGACCAACTGCCGGTGCGTATGTATCACTAGATCCTGGAACAGGACCAGATGACACTACAGTATGGGTTACTAATAAATCGACCTATGTACAGGGTGTTACTGCTATCGGAACAGGTTGTATTGGCTTAAAGATTGACGGTGCGTTACACAATGGTGGTAACAGATCAATTGTTGCTAACGACTTTACACAGGTATTGAGTGACGGTATTGGTTATTGGGCAACAAACTTAGGTCGTTCAGAACTAGTTAGTGTGTTTACATATTATTGTCATATCGGATATCTAGCAGAAAACGGCGGAATTCTACGTGCAACCAACGGTAACAACTCGTACGGTACATTTGGTAGTGTTGCTGAAGGATTTGATAATAACGAAACACCACAAACTGTTTATGTAAACAACCAGAACGGTGAAGCATCTGTAGATGAAGTATTTTCAAACGGATCAAATGTGTTAGCATTAGCTTACAAAAACACCGGTCAATCATATACTGGTGCAGTAGCAAGTACAACACAAGCAACAGGTACTGATCTTAATATGAAGTATGACGAAGTTAGAGTCAGCGCAGTATCTAGAATTGATTTAGCCATTCCAGATGATAGTACAACAGTTGGNGGCGCAGGATTTAAATCCTTTACTAACAACTCACAAGGCGGAACTTTAACCACAATTACACTAGCGGCTTCAGAAGTTAGAACAGCGGCACAGTTAGTTGGAATGAGAATTGTATTAACTGATGGCCCAGGGTCAGGTCAATACGGATACATTGAAGGATATGATCCTGTAACAAAGGTAGCAACTGTATACAAAGACAGTACAGGAACTCCAGGATGGGATAATATTGTACCTGGAAAAATTAATGTAACTTCATTTACTGCAACTACAAAATACGAATATGAGCCAAGAGTAACTATTAGTTCACCTACATTTAATAAAACTAATAATAGTGTACAAACTGGCGGACATGATATCGGTTATAGTGAAGGATTAGGATTATGGTATTATGCTCCAACCGGTGGCGATGATTGGTACGTATCATCAGACGCATCAGTTTGGACTCAAAGATCAATCCCACAATATAATTTAAGTTATACTGCTTTTGCAAAATCAGGACCCTTATTATTAGGCTTGTCAGATGCATCAGATAAATTAGTATTCTCAAACGATGGTATTAATTTTGATCATTCAACATTACCTTCTGCAACAACTTGGAAAAAAGTAGCAGTAGGTGGAGCAAATAATGATACAATTATTTGTCTTGCTACAGGCGATGGTAATGCATATGTTAATTCTATTGTACAAGATGCAGGATCGACTACTGTTCCTGGAGCAGGATGGTCATCAAACGCAACAGGCGCAAGTAATACTACTTGGGTAGGACTAGCTTATGGTGCAGGAAAATGGATTGCATTAGCACAAGACGGAACAACAGCAATATCAACTGATAACGGAGCAAACTGGACGACAGGCGCCGCTGTAGCTACAGACGGTATTGAATTGTATAGCGGTTTAACATACGGCAATAATTGCTGGGTTGCAACGATGGACAATTCAGATAGAGTTATTCATAGCGATACTGGAACTGTGTGGAATGATGCACAGATTGTTGGCGATTCAGGAAGAGAAGACTGGACTGTTGGATATTCAAACGGTGTATTCTTAGCATTGAGCGAGACTGGTACTACTGCTAGTTCTGAAGATGCTCAAGTCTGGACTATTAGAACTGCAAACGGTGCAATGACAAGTGTTGCAGGTGGCGTAAAAAATAGTTTACCTACATTCGTTGCTATTAGTGAATCATTAGGAACAGGTAATGTTTATACAGGTGGCAGAACAGCATTTGCTCGTGCAGAAGTTGCAAACGGAAAACTAAGCCTAATTAAAATTTATGATCCAGGTTCAGGTTATGTAACTGCACCAACAGTGACAGTTAGTGATCCTGAAGAATATAGCGAGCCATATTTTACTGTTGATATTAATGACGGAGTACTTCCACAACCTGCATTCTATAATAGAGGAACAGGGTATCAAAGTGCTATTGTTACAATTACAGGCGACGGATTTGGAGAAGAACTACAAATTGGTAACACTATGATTGTTACTGGAGTAGGTGTAACTCCTGGACCAGGTGCAAACGTAAGATTTGCAGGTAATCCAATTGTTTATAGATTAGTAAAAGTAACATCAGAAAGTGGCGTTGCTCCTAATAAACAGATTACATTCCAGATTAGTCCGGTATTAAGTAGAGCAAACGCACCGACACATAATACTGTAACAACTATACGTGAAAGATATAGTAGTTGTAGATTAACAGGACACGACTTCCTAGACATTGGTACAGGTAACTTCCAAGATACTAATTATCCTTCACTTTATGTACAAGGACAAACTGCCGCAAATGATACAGTTCAAGCAAATGAAGTTGTTGAATCAAACGGCGGTAGAGTATTCTATACAAGTAGTGACCAGGATGGTAACTATAGAGTTGGCGAATTGTTTAGAGTTTCGCAGGCACAAGGCGGCGTCACACTAAATGCTGATTTCTTTGACTTAGAAGGATTAGACGAACTAAGACTAGGTGGAATTAGAGTCGGCGGCACACAGGCTGTTATTAGAGAATTTTCAACAGATAATACTTTTGTTGCTAACTCAGATAACATTATTCCAACTCAAAGAGCGTTAACATCGTATATTGAAAATAGATTTAATGGTGGTGGATCTAACTTGTTTACTAACACACTTGTAGCAGGTCAGTTAAAGTTTGAAGATAGAACATGGTCTAACACAGCAGGCTCAAATAATCCGGAGGCTATGGCAACAGTAGCTCCGCAAATGATAATTAACGGACCATTAGGTGGTGGGTTGCAAGCACTAACAATGTTTATGTCGGCTCGTATTGATCGAGACGACTTTAACGGATAATGATAAATATGTATAATACCAAGAACGGAGCAAACAATGGCAGAATTTAAACTCGGTAGACTTAGATTTATATGGAAAGATGCATGGGTTACCGGCACTACATATCTAAAAGACGATGTCGTTAGATATGGTGGTAGAACCTATGTAGCAGTAAAAGGACATATTGCAGATTCTAATTTCTACAATGACGAAGATCACTGGAATAAGTTTAGTGATGGTACTGACTGGAAGTCAGACTGGACAACAACTACATTCTATAAAATTAATGATATCGTAAGATATGGTGGTATTATCTATATTTGTAATACCGGACATACAGCGCAAGCAAACCTAGAAGCTGATCAAAGTAAATGGGATCAGTTTGCTACTTCAATTGACTGGAAAGATAATTGGACAGCCTCTACAGTTTATAAAGCGAACGACTTGGTAAAATATGGTGGAAACATTTATTTGTGTAACACTGGTCATACTGCCGCGGCTAGTAACGCACTTGGACTTGAAGCTGATATTTTAAAATGGGATATTTTCTCAGAAGGTCAGGACTGGAAACAGAATTGGGCTACTGCTACACGTTATAAAGTAAATGACATTGTTAAGTATGGTGGAACACTGTATGTTTGTAACACTGGACATACTTCTGCGGCAACAGCCGCACTAGGTCTAGAAGACGACCAAAACAAATGGGATTACCTAAATAAAGGATTTGAATATTTAGGCGAATGGGCAAACTCAACACGTTACAAAGTTAACGATGTTGTACTTTACGGTGCTACACTTTACATTGCAACAGGAGCACATACTTCTGTTGCTACTAATCCAGATTCACAACTAGGTACATTACAAGCAGATATTGTGAACTGGGACAAATTTGTTCCGGGTATGGAATTTGAAAACACATGGTCTGGTTACGAAAGATATCAACCAGGTGACTTTGTAACTTACGGTGGTAACCAATATGTTGCCAACGATAATGTTTATGCAGAAGTTCCTCCAGGAAGTGGTAAATGGGATCTAGTAACAACCGGATTTAATCTTAAAGGTGACTGGAGTGAAGATTCTACAAACCAAGATTATAGAATTGGTGATGTTGTAAGACTAGGTGGCTACACATACCTATGTATTGCAGATCATCAAGGATTCCGTCCACCAAACAATACTTATTGGGCAAGATTGTCTCAAGGTATTGAGTGGAAAGATACATGGACCGATGCTACTCTTTACGATGCAGGTGATGCAGTACGTGAAGGATTAATTAGTTATGTTTGTGTTCTAGCACACACATCGGCGGCTGGTAATAAGCCGTCAGTAGATTCGCTAGGAACATACTGGAAAAACGTAGCAAGTGGCGCTGAAGAAAGCGCACTAACAACAGAAGGTGACATTCTTTACTACAGTGGTGCAGGTCCTGCAAGACTTCCAATCGGCCAAGAAGGACAAGTTTTAAGTGTTTCAACAGCAGGCTTACCAGAATGGAAAGACTTTGCAACAACACCTGATGTTTATTATGTTGCTACAAATGGTGTAAACACACCTTATCCAACAAATGGCGGAACATTAGATCGTCCATGGAAAACAATTAGATATGCGGCTGAAGAAGTTGAAAAAGGTCCAAAGAATCCTAATGCAGTAACATTACTAGAAAAGAATAGAATGTTCATTGCATACGAAACTTCTAAATGGGCAAAGAGACAGATTATTACACAGACTGCTCCATTCTTTATTGGATTTAGTTTTAATGAAGCTAAATTCCAAAGACTAGCAGGCTTTGTAATTGACGCAGTTACAATTGATTTAAGAAAAGGCGGCAACGTAAACATTCGCAGAGTTGCACAAGCAATGAAAGATAATGATGGTACTGATTGGTTTGACACTGGATCAGAAACACAAAACGTTGCGGCATTAAACTTTGTTGTTGACCTAGCTGAAGATGTTATCAATAGTGCTACACCACCTGCAGATTATCAAGATCTTGATGGCGTTGCAGTTAATGATAGATATCTACAAATTAAAGATGCTACAAAAACACCTGAAGCAGGAACATTGGCAAATATTACTACAGCGATTGCAGTAGTAACTAATGCAATTACACTAGGCGGCGGATTCACACTTCCAAAAGAAGTTAAAACTGCTAATGTAATTTTTGTTAAAACAGGAACATATGCTGAAGTACTTCCGATTAGAGTACCTGCATTAACTGCAATTGTTGGAGATGAATTGCGTTCAACTAGAGTTGAACCAGCAGGCTCAGTAACACCAGCAGGCGATGCAACATACAGTTTAGCTGGTATTTTGCATATGAAATCAATACTTGATGAGATTGTTCAAGCTACTGATGTTACACCACAAACAGGAAATTCATTAACTCAAGATAAGTCTAATCCTGCAAGTACAGCACCTGTAGCAACTATTATTACGGATCTTGCTCAAGAACTTTATGACCAAATTGATTATCAAATTAATGGCGCAAGTGGTGATTCATCTGCTCCGGCGTTTAGAGGAAGAAACGAAAGAGTTGACGATCAGGATAAATTTGCGGCAGCAAGATTGTTAATGCTAAACAAAGATTTTATTGCACGTGACGTAACAAAATACATTGCAGTAAATTACCCTGCATACACTTTTGATACTGTAGCTTGTGAAGCTGATGTTAGACACTATATCGATGCATTTATTTACGATCTAATTCACGGCGTAAGCGAAGGCAGTAACTATGCTACATTAATGGCAGGATTATTTTACGGTAATAGTGTTAATGGATCTGCATTAGAAAATATGTACTTGTTAAGAGACGGTACAGGTATTAGAAACCAAACACTAGGTGGACTAAATGGTACACTGAGTGCGGCAAACCAATACGGATCTAAGCGTCCATCAGCAGGTGCTTATACTTCACTTGATCCAGGCTGGGGACCAGACGATAGTCGTGTATGGATTACAACACGTTCGCCGTATGTACAAGGTGTTACTACTTTCGGTACAGCTTGTATTGGTTTAAAAGTTGATGGCAACTTGCACAACGGTGGTAACGATTCGATTGTTGCTAACGACTTTACGCAAGTACTAAGTGATGGTATTGGCGCATGGGTTACTAACTTAGGCAGAGCAGAACTTGTATCTGTGTTCTGTTACTATAATCATATTGGTTATCTAGCTGAAAACGGCGGTAAGATTCGTGGTACAAACGGTAACTGTTCATATGGTGACAAAGGCGCAGTATCAGAATTTATTGACGTTACTGAAATTCCAACAACTGGCGGAGTTAACAACAGAAAACTCGAAGCACAAATTGGTAGAGCATTAACTGACGGTAGTAAGATTATTCACTTTGAATATACAAATGCTGGTAATAATTACACATCGGCATCTTATCAAATTAGTGGTAACGGGTATGGTGCAGTAGTTGCCAATGCTAACGTAGTTAACGGTGGTATCTTTGAAGTTAGAGGACGCAATCCAGATGACGGATCAACATATAATGTATCTGATGTTAATAACGATGGATTGTTAAATGATATCGATACACTTGGCGGAAGAGGATATGAAACTGCATCTAACACTGCGCAGGCCGGTGGACTAACAACTATTACGTTGTCAAACACTGAAACAGCAAACAATACAAAATACATTGGTATGAGAATTGTTATTACAGCTGGTGTTGGTGCTGGACAATATGGTGTTATTACATCATACAACTCGGGTACTAAAGTTGCTAATGTTGTTAAAGATTCAGATGGTACACCAGGATGGGATACATGGCATCCAACAAATGCAATTGCTTCAACATTAGATGCTACAACAGCATATACAATTGAACCAAGAGTAGTAGTTGTCGGTGGCGGCGGAACTGGAGCACAAGTTAGAGCACAAGTTTCTGATAACAGAATCACACAGTTTTATATTGTAAATCCAGGAAGCGGATATAATTCAGCAGATCCAACATTAAAGTTGACAATTACTGATCCTAATGAAACTTCGGAAGCACCATATGAAATTAGAGTTGGAGATGGCGTACTATCACAACCTACATGGACTGAACGCGGAATTGATTTTGAAACAGCAGGAGCAACAGTTAGTGGTGATGGATACGGAGACATTTATCAATCAGCTAACTTTATGAATGTTTACGGATTAACTGATATTCCAACTGAAGGTGCAAACTTACAAATTGAAGGTGATAGTAGATACTTTAAGGTTGTATTTGTTAGAGAACTTTTAGGTGGCCCAGGCAATTATACTGCAAACCTACAAGTAAGTCCAGACTTAGGAGTTGAAGAATCTCCAGAGCACGGAACTAACATTACAATTAGAAGAAGATACTCACAAGTACGTTTAACAGGACACGACTTCCTAGACATTGGTACAGGAAATTTATCAAATACTAACTATCCTGGAACTCCAATTATTCCAAACGATCCNAAGGACGAAGTTACTGAAGCAGGCGGCGGCAGAGTGTTCTATACAAGTACTGACCAAGATGGTAACTTTAGAGTAGGACGTTTGTTTAACGTTGAACAGTCAACAGGATCTGCAAGTTTGAATACAAGTGCATTCAGTCTAGCAGGACTACAAGAATTGTCACTAGGTGCAGTTGGCTTAGGACAAGGCGGAGCAGTTATTAATGAATTTAGTACAGATGGTACATTTAGTGCTAATTCAGACAATGTTGTTCCAACACAAAGAGCAATTATTACATACATCAATGCACAAATTGGTGGAGGAAGTAGTTCTCTGAACGTTAACGCGGTTACAGCAGGTAAAATAAATATTACAGGTAATACAATAAGTACAACTGATAATACACCAATTACTGTAACTACAGGGATGAATTTCAATGGTGGAATAAGTGGTAGCCCAGTTGCATTAGCGTACTACTTTACAAGTAAATCATAATGGCTAAATACTAACGATAGGAGTAATATAAAATGGCATCAGGAATTTTAGGAATTAGTGATCTAACAGCAAATACGGACACAACAACGTATACTGTTCCTGCCGATACTTATAGCGTTGTGACTGTTTCTTTTTGTAATAGAAGTTCAAGCACAGTTCAAATAAGATTAGCAGTAGCAACCAGTGCAACACCGGGCGGCGGAGAGTATCTAGAGTATGATACATCAATCGGACCAAACGGCGTTCTTGAAAGAACGGGTATTGTAATGGATACAGGTAAATTGCTTGTTACAAGATCATCCGGCGCTAACTGCAATGCAGTAGTAATGGGTATTGAAACAGCCGTACCAGCGGCGTAAGGAAGGTATAAGATGGGTAGAAGAATTTCAGTAGGTTCACCAGGTCTAACAATTCCTTTCGGAACTACAGCACAAAGAACCCAAGACGCAGGAGCAGGCTCAATCCGCTTTAATACTGAGTTAAACAACTTAGAATTATATAACGGTACAGCATGGCTTCCAGTAGGTGTTCTTAACGCTACTACAGTTACAACAGCGTATAATGCGGCATCAGGACAACAGTTATTCTGTGATACAAATGGCGGTCCATTTACAGTTACATTACCGGGTAGTCCGGCAGTGGGAGATGTTGTTAGATTTTTTGATCTAAGAAAAACATTTGACAGTAATGCACTAACACTTGGTAGAAACGGAAAGTTGATTCAAGGTGACGCGGCAGATTTGACTGTAAACTCCGAAGGAGCGGCATTTGAAGTCGTATTTTCAGGCGACTCATACGGTTGGCGTATTTACACTGTATAAGACTTAAAGAGGAACAACACGAATGGCAAGTTATGCAAGTTACAAAAAAATAACATCCGAAGGCATTCCAGCTGGTGTTATTACACGGGAGAAGTTAGCTCCAGGAGCTGGCGCTTGTCGCAAGGTTCAATGGATCTACAACGAGCGTGGTATGCAATGCCACCAGTGTGCAAGAGAAAGTGGATGCTGTGAACAAGCAAACGGCAAATGCTGTTATTGGTGCGTTCCTGATAATGTTTATAAAGTAACCTTTGAAATTTGGTCAGGCGGCGGCGGAGGTCCAGGTCACACTTGTTGTAACAACTGTTCGTTCGCAATTGGCGGCTTTGGCGGAAACTACGCAATTAAAACAATTGACACTAACCCCGGATGTCAGTATAGTGTTTGTGCAGGAGGCAGTTGGCCTTGCGGTAAGTCACACACATGTTCAGCAGGTATGGGATGTAAGTCATATGTAAATGGACACAATCTAAGTAATTTTTGTACAGACGGCGGCTGTGGCGGTTGGATGTGTAATGGCGATGCTTGGGGTCAGCGACATGCTGTAACAAGTTGTGCGAACTGTAACATTTGCGGTATATTTGGATCAGACTTTGGATTTACAGGCACTGCTGGTATTAAAGCAGGTACAACAACTTGTAGATGTCACGGACAAACAAGCTGGTCAGGTGCTGCCGCAGGTATCGGTATGCATGTAGCAACAGCAACTAACGAAGCATGGTGTGCATGCGGATGTCATATTAACTGGCCTGCAGGAGGAGGAACTCCTGGAACATCTAGTTATTGTAATAACTGGGCAAAATGTTGTGCAGGCGGATCTGGACAAGGCGGATCTGGAATTGTAAAGATTACTTATGTGTAAGGAAAAAGAATAATGGCAACATACGCAAGTTATAAAACACTAACAACAGACAACTTCCAAGATAATAGTGTCGGCGCAGAAAAATTAGGTCCAGGAGCAGGAAATAAGTACCATACTTTTTGGGTATATAACGAACGAGGCATGGCATGCCAACACTGTACTGATGCTGGCGATTGTTGCGAACAAGCAAATGGCAAATGTTGTTACTGGACAGTTCCAACAGGTGCATCAAAAGTAGTATTTGAAATTTGGAGTGGCGGTGGAGCAGGAGCAGGTTCTACTTGTTGTAACTACTGTATGCACTCGGCAGGTGGATCAGGCGGTAATTATGCTGTAAAATCAATTAGTACATGCCCAGGCTGTCAATATACAATTTGCGCAGGCGGCACATGGCCGTGCTCAAAGTCGCACACATGTGGTCCAGGTATGGGGTGTCGTTCATATGTTAATGGACACAATCTAAGTAATTTTTGTACAACAGGTGGTTGTGGCGGATGGATGTGCAACGGAGATGCATGGGGTCCACGTCATACACAGACTTGTGCAAACTGTAACATTTGTGGAATTTTTGGTGCCGATTTTGGTATTATGGGATCCACAGGAGTAAGTGGCGGACATGGCGGATGTCAATGTAAATCGGGCGATTGGGGACAAACAGGTGTTGCTCCATTCGTAGGTAAAATGTTTGCAGGATCAAACGCAGAAGCATGGTGTAACTGTGCATGTTATACTAACTGGCCAGCAGGCGGCGGACAAACAGGCCAATCTAGTTATTGTGGTAACTGGGCAAAATGTTGTGCTGGTGGAAATATGGGCGGATCGGGCTTAGTAAGAGTAACATTTGCATAAGGAAAGAAATTAATGGCTACATACGCAAGTTATAAAAAAGTTAATACAGACAGTATTGTTAATANTGCAGTGCAAAACGATGATATTGCTCACGGAAACGGCAATAACATGGGAGTGCAGTGGATATACAATGAGCGCGGAATGGCATGCCATAGTTGTGCTAGAGCAAGTGGATGTTGTGAGCAAGCAAACGGCAAATGCTGTTATTGGTGCGTTCCAGACGGAGCATCAACTGTAACATTTGAAATTTGGTCAGGTGGCGGTGGCGGTCCAGGCAGTACATGCTGTAACTATTGTATGTTTACAATCGGCGGTTCTGGAGGAAATTATGCTTCTAAAACAGTTAGTACAAGCCCAGG